GGTATGTACCGCCTTAATTCCGTTTCGTTAGTTATCAGCTTCATTGTTGTTCTGTTTTATGTTTACCTCTTTTGCGTCTTTGTTCTCGTCGAGTGTGGTTAGCATAATAAAGGGGCATTCAGGAACTGCACCTTGCCACTTGTTGAACTTTATTATTATGCGGTGTGGCAGGAAGAGTAAATCGTGGTAAGGCTTCTGCAGGGCTTGGGCTATTGTGTAAAGTTCGCGCTTGTCGCTACCGCTGTTGTTTGTCTGCCCTTTGCCCGGCACTGAACCGACGAGATTGCTATGCACTCGCATTGTAAAGCAGAACATATTCACGGCCTCCTGTATGTCGGTACTCCAATCGCCACCCTCCTTGTCATCATCTACCTTTGTTATCACAACATCGTGCTGTTCGTCGCCATTGGGATTTGTGTAGAATGTGGAGAACCACGCTTTGCCGGCATTCTCTGCACCCGTTAAGAAGTCCAAGATGTTCTGCTTCTCCTTTACGACACGTTCCTTTTGCTTCAAGCGGTCTGTAATACCCTCCGCTTTGAATATGCCTTCCCAATACTTATTGGATATTTCGATGTGGTACTTTATGGGTGCGGAGTTCTTCAGTTTCGCTTCCTTTGCCATACCTATAAGGGATTTGATGTTATACCACTTACCTTTGAACAGAGCTGCATAGTACGGTATGGGGTAATATGTGCTGTCGGGAGTAGGCACACGGGTAACGATAGCGAATTTGCGTGTCTTCTCTTTCCTTGCCAGCCTCTCCTGCAAGTCCGTCCATGGCGAAGCGGAGTCGAGCAGTGTTATTACCTCTATATCCTCTTTCTGCACCGTACCACGCCAATTTGCATAGAGTACCTTTTCAATTTTCCCCTGCTTGTTGGCCGGGGTGAAGCGGCAGTAACAGGCCTCTTTCCTTGCAAGGCGCACAACCTTATTGCCCTCTGCATTCAGTATTATCACCGACACGCAGAAAGCAAAGTGCTTGAAGTCCTGACAGACTCCAAGATAGTAGCCGGCAATATTGTTTTCGAGAAAGAAATCATCGACCTGCTCCCTTGTCTTTACTGTGGATTTGTCGGTGTTATATATAAGCCCACTGCCATAGCACACCTCGGCATTGAACATCTGACAGGTGGATAATGTCTCGTCGCTCTCAATGAGATTGAGAATATCGAAGGGCATTTGATTGTCCGCTCCCCAAGGAATATAAGATAGCGACTCGCTGATGACAACGGGTGCAATGTCGGTGTCCTCACGGAATACCTTTCCGCTATCCACCATAAAGGCTGCACTTGCCTTTGCATTGGGTAACAGCTCCACGCTGTTGAAATTAAGAAACTCCATAATCTTGCTTGTTTTGCAGCAAAATTATGGAGCATATAAGGTGCGGTAAAAGACAGAAAAAAAGCCGGAGATATAATCTCCAGCTTAAGGGCGGTACAGCTTGATCTCTCGCGCCTTTTAAGCACTCACACCCATATTTGTTGTGCAAATATAATAGATTACAAGAAAACTTCCATACCGTTTATCTCAAAAATACAAACATCGCGCACGGTGCGTATTTCCCGGCTATCGAGCAGCTTAATACGGCGAGTGCCTTTGTAGAAATCGTACCGCAGTGGCACTGCATTGCGATAATGCAGTATTTCACCGTTGCTTTTCCAAAGAGAAATATCCACAGGGTCGCCTGCCTGCAACATCTTGCGGAGTGTTGAAATATGTATTGCCTTTGCCATTATTGGAATGTATCTTTGAATTGTTGGGTAAATACTTTTGCATTTCCTTCGTAAGGCTTTTCAAGTGTCAGCCTGTTATCTGCATATTTCCAAGTAAATTTTGCGATGTACTTTTCCGTATCATCGTCTGCCACCTCGTATGTATAATCCGTAATCAGCACCTTTGAAGATGCACTTCCGTTCTTTGTTACATAATGCGATGTCAATAGTTCCTCCAGCCACTGCATCATATCCGGTGTCAAGCGTTCCGACTCAAATTCGTATAACTTCTCACTATTGCAATCATAATAAGCAGTCTCGCCACCACATACCGCCTCACTCTTCTGTGTTTTCATCTTTGTTGTTGTCTTGCCGTAAAGCGGAATAAAATCCCTATGATTGAAAGCATTGTAGAACCTGAAATACAGGTCGGGAGCCTTCTCTGTAAGATAATAGGTAAACATTCTATTTTTCATCTTGCAGGTAATCGCCTTCAGGAGTGCCCCTTTTTCATCTTGATATGCGCTGTAATACTCGAAAAAGTCAAAGTACACATGATGTATTCCTGTTTTTGTGGCCGAACTATTAAAAAACCTCTGCTCGGTCAGCGTCTCGCCACCCTTTGTCGTATATACAAAGATCAATGTATAACTTGTATCTTCCCCATTTTCGGCATAATACAATAAATCATCTTCATAGCAGACAAAGAAATCCAACAGTTTTGCCCGTTGCGATGTCAGGAAGTTAAACCGTGTGTATGTAGTAGCGGACAAAGTGGGCTTGAAGGAGCAGAACAACACCTTGAAAGCGGTAATAATAACAACTTCCCCACCCTCATTATAAACCTCTACGCCAAATTCGAGGTATGCAATCTTCTTATCACGCATATACTGCTCTACCAATTCCTTCACATCATAAAGTGTTACCTTTCCGTCAATGGCATAAAGAGTGGTATTAAGCAAATGTGTGTAGTTTGCACTTGGTATATATATTTCAACGACAATCTTCTCCAAGTCTGTAGAATACACAAGGGTGCTTATCTCCGACGAGAACATCACCGACTGCGGTACATAAGTGTCAAGTTTGAGTTCCATAAGGCCATATTGTTTGCCGGCAAAAGTAGCCGACAAACAAGGTTGCACAAAAGACAGCACCCGAAGCCGGGTGCTGTGCCTCTCTATTCGCTTTCAAACTGCTGTATATATAGCACCTTGCGAATTTTCCCGTGTGCTACATACGAATGTGAAACATTCGGCAGATTTGCAGTAATTGGATTATAGACTTCTCTTTGCTGAAACATACGAAAGCAAATAATCCTATCCAATTTTTCAACTGCCCTTTTCATTGATGTAAATGTATGCGTGGCAAACGGGCTTGTCGATAGCAACATATCAATGTTTTTCTCTACGGCAAAATGCTTTTCAATGATTTGATAGACTTTCATTCTCTTCGCTGTTAAATTCGTGTTCTAATAATCTTCTTCGCTCTTCATTCATTACGGCTATTTCCGTGTTATAACATTCTCGGTAAATATCGCTGTAACCGACCAAATTCTGCCAAGTGTCATATTTCTGCATTGTCTTGCGTATGCTGTGTGCTGCATCAAACAACACATTCAACTCTTCTTGTGTGTACCTCTCAATGTATTTCATACTGCTACATTTTTTAGTGTGTTATGTTCGTGTATTAACCTATCAACGAAATTTGCACCGATGTTCAAGCCAAACTTTGCCTTTAGGTGAAAAGCATATCGCAATGCTTTCAATGGCTCTTTTGTGTGGCAAACTGCACTCTCTGTCTTGTTAGGATTTTTTACATAGACTTTCCAAACTCTGCCTTTCTTTTCGGCTGTGATAACTCTCTTTGACTTAATTGCTTTCATATCGCTATACTATTAAAATGAATAAACCAACATATTGTAAACTGTAATTTCGGACTCTGCACAAATACGCTCGGCAATTCTGCTTGCCTCTTCCTTGTCGTGTGCCTCAACCGACAAAACAAAAATTTCATTATCAAAATCTTCAACCTCAACTTGAAATGTGCTTATGCAATCGCAAGAGCTGGAGAGATTTTTTCTTCTATTGCCACCCTCTTCAAAAGGCAATAACTTGTAAGCCGATGTGTGAACTGAATGTGTCATAACTGTATGCTTTTAATTGATGATTAATGTTTATGCACTGCGCTTTCGCTTATCGAGATTTTTTATGTGCATACAAGGGCAACACGGTAAGGATATAGCCTCACAAGGATTATAGGAAAAATTTACCCGACGGGCAGAAAGAAATTGTTTGGTAAAGCGACAAAAAAAAGAGCGACAAAGAATTTTCAATTATTCCTTATCACTCTGCTTGTCCTTGTGAATATCCGTGTGGTGCGACCTTCGCACTCAAAAAAAACGTGGCCGAAAGCATTGCAGTGCAGTTTAAGCATCAATGCACGGTGGCACATTGCATATCGGCTGTTATATATTAAAAGAGGGAAGTTTACTCCAAGGCGGCTTGTTTCAATAGCGTGAAGAATTTAGCAAAAGCTAGTCATCTCTTATTGTTGAGGAGCAGTATGTGAAGAAAATCTGATATTATCAATATTAATAACTTTCTCAATTCGCTTAATTCTGTCAAATACTGTTTGACGTGGATAACCTGTCAAATTGACCACCTGTGGAGCAGACATACCAATCTTCAGAAGATAGCATACTCTTAATACCGGTTCACTTATTCTTTTGAATTTAGCTTGTATCTCATATGTAAATTCCGGGTATAGCTTGTCTATTGCTCCAAGTAATTCTTTCCATTCCTCATCATTAAGATGATATTTGCCTTTGGAGGCCTTTTTCACTTTCTCAATGATCTCTTTGGCATCACCAGAGATGTTGTTCATAATTGTCAGTCTTGTTAACTCCCGGTTCTGTGCAATTAGCATTTTGCAATCATTCTCAGCCTCTTCCAATTGTTTGGCAAGTTTGGACTTGGCTATGCAAATCGATTCTAAATCTTTTTCTTTCTGTATAATGAGTTTTTTTTCTTCTTCAATCTCTTTTTCTTTCATTTGTATAAACAACTTAGATTCCTTTATCTTATTCTCCTTTTGAAAGATAGTATCCAGCATACGCTTTTTTTGGATATAATGATGAAGTGTTATGGCAAGTATTATAATAATGAATGTTAAGAAACCGAATAGAAGATAGTACCTTGCTTTTGTGGCTTTCTCTATAATAGCCATCTCCTCCTCTTTTTCGCGCCTGTACTGAAAGAAATTCTTTGCATTTGTTGTGTGTTCAAGAGTTCTTTTGTCAATTACAGCCTCATTGGCATCAATAAATTTAATTGCATATTCAACGGCTTTGTCTTTATCTCCTTTCTTAGTATAATATCTTGTCAGCCAACGTGCGGCATCATATTTTGACTCAATACTGTTGGAGTTTGCGTATAGTTCTACCATTGCAACAGCTGCACTGTCGGCAGATACAAAACGCTCGTAATAAATGGCAAGACTTATTAAATAATTCGGTGGGAATTTTTTATTAGGATTCTCTTTTAATAAAGAATAACATAAAGATGCTTCTTCTTTATAACCCAGCACTGTATAATCTCCCATAGCTTTTGCAAGTATATCGTGATTGTTGCTTGTGATTTTATTCTTACCTTTCAGAATGTAATCATAATATTTCACTGTATTAAGTGTGTCATTAACTTTAAAATAACAACTAGCAACATTCGCATATGTTCTTTCATTTATTGTTCCGGTTGCTTCTGCGACAGAAAGCTGTTTAAGTGACATATTAAGCGCTTCTGTATAATTGAATTGCACCTTATATAAATAAGACAACTGAGAGTATGCGTTTTCCCACAAAGAACTATCTATATTTTTTTTTGTTTCGGCAATTTCAGCGGACTTCAAGAAATACGTTATAGCCCGAGGATAATCATTGAGGTCACGGTATACACTACCCATATAATAGTATGCTTCTTGTATATCTTCTACAGTTCCTTCTTTTTCAAAGTAGCTACATAATTCTTTTATACTTATAGAAGAAGTATGCTTTATAAATGCTTTGTCACGTAGTCTGATGTCAAGTAATGATAATCTATTTTGCAAATACTCAGGCTCGTTTTTGAATAATGGTCTTAGCGAATCAAGTTGTTCCATTGCTTTTTGGGGCAACGTATCTCCCATCGCTTTTATCTCATTCAACTTGTATATAAGCCCTTCATTACAATCTTTGGTGCACGATGCGTTAAGCAAAATAATAAAAATAGCAAATTTAATAAGGTGTTTCATTTGGTATGTACTAGGTATTGACAAAGCAAAAATAATTCAAAAAAACGAGCTATATAGAGATTTTATGTCCGAATATGTCCGATATTGCAAATTAACATATTATTATCCTTAAAAGAAGCCAATGTGCTAACACGTTGTGTAACAGTGTGTTAAAAATGGGGGGGGGGGGCGATTATT